CGTAATTCGTCAGCATTTGAGCCAAATCCGTTTGAACTTGCCACACCAAAAATAAGTGGAGAAGTTACATTATGTCCGAGCATAATTTTACGCATTGCTTCCTCGCTCAAGTAAGTAAAATGTTCCGGCGCATTATCCAATGGAATAGAATCAATTGTGGTTTTACTTTCTGCGTTACGATTAAACGCTACGATTACTGGATTTCCATTCGCACCGGTTAATTTGTTTATTACTTTAGAACTGATTTGTTCTTGTTGTTCTTCGGTTGGCACTCCATTATTGAAATTAACTACAATTCTACCACTAAACGCATTCTTAACATCGTTAATTAAGTAATCCGCAATTTCCTCTTCTAACATCGCATACGGCAAACTACCTTGATAATCAGGATAAGAATAATATTTCATTCCAACCGCATAAGGTTTAGAAAATAATATTTCCACCTCATCTTTTGATGTGCCAAATGCCGAATACCTTTGTGGCTTAAATTTCTTTACATCAGTCCAATCATCCGAATAGTAATAACCTACGATATTTCCATCTTCATTGCACTTTTCTGCACGAATTAAGTTAGTAGGAATGTGGTAAGCCTTAAGAATCTTTGAATGGTCTTTAGAATAATGTACTTGTATAGCAAATTGACCGAGCATTTTTCTATCCATACAGATTTTACGCACACAATCCTTATTGAATAGCGACATCATTTGTGCATATTCGTTTGGCTTTCTCGATGCATCTAACGCACTTAAACCTCGCCCGTATATAAGTCTTGATATATTGTTTATAATAGCGTTATTCGTTGTGCTATTCGTATACCTATCTATAAGGAATTGATAATAATTGTTATCCTCGCCATACTCAACCCAAGCATCTCGCTTAGATTCTTGAATAGTAGGTGTTGAATACGCTGCTAAATTTAAAATGTGTACGTTATTACTCATAAACTATGAATGTATTTGTAGTATTATTGCTTGTATATTCGTCTTTATTTACCGAGAATGTAGTAACATTTTGGTCAGTACAGAAAATCTTATCTCTAAAAACTACCTTTGAATTGTTTTTAAATTCAATTGTATAGAAATGATTCTCTTTAAGGTTGAAAATTGCATTCAATCGATAGGTATAATCTCCTATTTGATAGGTATAATTTATTAAATTCGTAGTAACATTCGTTTGCTCGTCTGTAATTTTAACACTCGTAAAAATTGTACCTCTTGGAATGAAGTATAAATTTTGTGACGATATAGAATTACTTGTTAGAATTATCATATATAACTATAATTAACTTTTCGTTGTTTTGTTTTTTAAATTAAAAAAGGCGACCTATAAAAGCCGCCTTAATTGAATGTATTTTTTGTTAAGGATTAAGAAGGAACAACAATTGCTGGCAAAGCACCATTTGCGAATACTGTTTTCAATTGCGTTTCATTTGTACAATTGATAAAGTTAGCAGGCAATTTTTCCATTGCAGTAAATGTCAAATTGTAACCATTAAAATCACCCATTGCAGTTCCTGAAGAAATACTACCAGCAGTTAAATCTGCTCCTTGGTCAAGTCCTACCATAAAAAATTGGTGATTTCTTGTTTCAACGATAACTCTTGGTCTACCCGCAGCCAACAATTTTACTTGTTTTGTAGTTGCAGCATTTTGTGTTTTCAATTGAACTGTCAAAACTTGCTCATAAAAAGTAGTTCCGTTGTCTCTTGAAGTTTGGATAGTTTGCTCGAATCCATTAGCACCTTTTAATTCGTATTTGTACAAATTTAATGCAGTCGCTCCTACGGGATCCCAAGTTGCGATTTGGTCAGTAAATTCTGCTGCACCATAAACGGCAGTCTCAGAAGCTAAATCGCCATAATTAGCGAAATATATATTTAGAAGTCCGGAAATTGAATCTTTACACGATTCAAGTCTTCCCATTGAAACATCACACGGCATATATTTAAGTATTAAAAAAAGGGAAAGGATTTGCTCCAATCCCCTTTAAAGTTTATAATTTATTTAATTAGTTTGCAGAGTTAGGAATACCATAAGTAACGACGTCTTCGATTGCTCCAATTTGCACACCTGCAGTGTAACGCATTATTACTCGGACATTTTTATCACCCAAAGTTGCACTGGTGTCTATAACCTGTACTTCTGACATGTCACTCATTAATCCTGTACCGAAGTATAGGTTAGAAGATTGCGCACAAATTGCAGTATTAGCAGCAAGTCCATTAACAACGAACAAAGGAATACCATCAAAAGAAAGTTCTCCATTTGTATACCATTGTGTACCTTTTGATTCTGTACCTGCGTTAGATGTAGCAGCAACTGCAAATCCACCCAATGCACGAACGTATGCTCTTGCAACTCCTGAAGGAACGTAGATTTTCAAATCTTCTTTTCCATAGACGGTAGCAGGAATAGCATCAACGATTTTACCAAGTTCAGTAATAACTGTTGCAGCGGCAGAAATAGCGGATGTACCTGCAACTTCTTGAGCAGTTGGTAACAAAGCATCTGTAGAAACGATTGAACCGAATCCAGCAAATTGTCCTGAAGTAGCACCAACACCCGTCCAAATTGAAGCCTCTGTAGCAGCAGCAACTTTTTCAGAAACGTGAGCAATTAAGAAATCAGAAAATGTTTTTGGCAATGTATCGAATGCAGAATAACCCATTGAGATAGCTTCCCAATCAGATGCAAATGTTGACTTACAAAGGTTAAGATTTACTTGCAATTCTTTTGGTTGAATAACTCTTTCTGTTAAAGTAACAGTTCCAGTTGGTGTGAAATCACAAGAAGCATCCTTAATAAGGTTTGCATCTGTAGCAACTTTCTTAACTACTGATTTGAATTTTACGTTTGGCATTACTGTAACTCCACCTTTGTCGATAGTTGGAGCAGATAAAAGAGCAGCAGCAATGTATTTTCCTGCAAACTCACCAGCATACGATGTGCTGATATTTACTGTTGTTGGCATAATTTAATTTTTTTTTAGTTTATATTATTTATTTAATTTCTCGTAAATTGAATCCATAACCGAACGAGAGCGATTCTGCGCATATTTCATTCCCTCTACAGATGTAGTATTTTCAGGATTAAATGAAATAGGTTTTGGCGTTTCAGCAAGTTCAACGATTTCTTCAACTTTAGATGTTTCAATTTGTGATTTTAATTCTACGATTTCAGCTTTCAATGCTTCGATTTCCGAGAAGAAAGATTCTTTAGTTACTGATTCGATAGTCTTTTTTGGTGACGTAGATGCAGTAGCGACAGGTGCAACTTCCGCAGCAACTTCTTCTTCAACAACCGCTTCTTCTTCTTCTACTTCTTCCATTTTCTCTTTTACTTCAGAAATAAGACCTTCAGAAATTACTACTAAAATACGACCATCTTCCATTTTATACTCACCAACTGGCACTGGGATTTTCTGCTCGTCTTCCGTTAAAACGAAAACTTCCATTTCAGATTCGAACGCATCAGCTTCTAAAACTGTCATTCCATCAGCCAATTTCATTTGCTCCAATTTCACTTCCATTCCGAGCAATGTTTTGATTTTGTTTATTGTACTCATAATTGTTCTTTAGTTTATAATACTATAATTAAATTGTTTATTTTTTGTTTTAATTTTTTACTTAATTGCTAACGATAACCCTTGTTGTGCTTGTTCTTTCTACGTTATTTACTGTGTTAGAAATTGCACTTCCAATCCCTTGCGCTTGTAGACTTCCATCGCAACATTTCTTATCGTATGTTCCGTTTTTACACAGACAACCTCGTTTGCCACCTTTAGGCGATGTCTTGCTTGGTGTTTTATTTTCCATTATTAATTAGTATTTGTTTAATTTTTTCTATTAACTCTTGTTCGTCATCAATTGCGTTCAACTCTAAATTATCGGAGAATCTGCCCTCGATTGAATAGCCTTTAATCTTACCCGCTTTAACGTCACTCCAAACATCCTCGTTGTCTACTTTCATTGCAACCATCCAAGTACCTTTTGGAAATGAAAAACCATACAATTTAGATTTATCCATTTCGCTATCTTCAATTATCCACGATTCCACAACCGACATATCCTTTAGTTTTTGGTTATGTTCCATTGTAACTTCATTTTGATAGTTACGCATCAAGAACAATTGGCTTGCTTTTTCGATTGTAGCCTCTGAAAACCAAATATCGTATACCTTATCATTCTTATCTAATCTTGGTATCTTCTTATTCGGAATTAAAGCAGCACCCATAAGTACTTTTTTATCCTCATCAATTACTTTCAATTCCACTACTTGTTCTGATAAAGCAATAAAATCCGATTCGATTGCAGGCTTATTTACAACCGATATTGCGAACACTTCATCCGTTAAATTCGTCTCGTCAATAATTAGTTCTATTAATTGTCTTTTCTCCATATTTCTATAATTTAAAAACTTGCATTTTGTATTCGATTTCTATCTAATGCTTGTGCCGATGTAACCTCACCACTTACTACATACGCTTGAATTGGTTGCCCTCCAAGTTCGGCAAGTTGATTTATTCCTGAGTTACCTACGATGTTGAAGTTAGGTGCAGTAACACCACCACCACCACTTGGAGCAGTTGGTATATTTCCACCGCCACCACCACCATTTGGAGTCTTAACAGATGTAATTGCTTTGATATTTTTAATACCAGCAGCTATTGCTATACCCGCATTTATTGGTGCTAATACCGGACCTACAATTGGAATTCCAACAGTTGCAGAATAAGCCTTTTGTGCAGATAAAAATGTTTCTATTGTTGCCGCTGCTATTGCCGCTGCTTTACCTGCTGCCGTTTGTTCACCTAATAAGTTAGCTAATTGTGCGAAGGTAGCTGCAACTGCTTCGACTGCTTCTATTTTTTGGTCTCTTGTAAGTTGTGCTAATGCTATTTGTGCGGCAGCTACTTCTTTATCAGCTTCAAAATCCTTATCTCTTGCTTCTTTTTTAATTGCGGTTTCAATCTCTGTTTGTGACTTTAAAGTTTCAATTGATAAATCAGATGTTTCGTATTTCTTCAATACAATAGCATTCATTTCATCAATCTCAACTTGAACGTATTTTTGTTTTATTTTACGTTCTTCAATTCCTTGCGCATCAACTAATTCAGATGTATCTTTTCCATATTTTTCAGCTAATGCAATTTGTGCTTTATATTTATTTTCTATTGCATCAAGTTCAATCTGTTGCTCGCTCTTTAAAATATCATTGTTTAATTTTGTTGCATCCGCAGTATATTTATTTATTTCATCTAAATCTGCCTTTCTTTTATCTGCTCTTTTTTGTGCTGCGGCATCTGCTTTTTGTTGTGCTTCTTCCGCTTTTTTAGCAGCGTCTTCTCTATCTTTTTCAGCTTTAACAGCGTCTCTTTCAGCGTTTGCTATTCTTCTATTTGTTTGAGCGTCCTGCCACTTATCATAAGATTCTTGCTCTTTCTTTTTGATTTCATTATATTGCTCGTCAGTAGCCTTATCTTTTTTTCTTAATTCCCAAATCTTATCGTAAGCCTTTTGAGTTTCTATATAATTTTTATAAGCTAAATCAACTTGTTTATCTACAGAATCTTCCTTAATTTTTAATAATTGCTCTTCGCTATCACCTCTTTCTCTTGCGTTTGCTAATTCTATTGCTGTAATATTATCAATAGATTTTTTTTGGTATTCTACAAATTTATTCTGCTCTTCTAATTTTTCATTTAATTTAGAAACCTTTTCCGTAGCATCTTCTTGAGAACCACTAAATAATGCAAACGCACCAATTAAAGCCGTAATACCTCCAATGATTAAGAATACTGGATTGGCTTTCATTACTAAATTCAACAACCTTTGTGCAATTGTCATTTTACCCGTTGCTACAGATGCTGCAGTCGTTACAGTTGCTTGTGTTGCAGTTGCGGCAGTATCTAAAACCCTAGCTTTTCGAGTAAGTCCAAGCATTGCGGCCAATGTCTTAAAGGAATCAATTGATTCAAGTAATCCATCAATACCCTGAGCAAATGCCATAGCAGATTGTACACGCAGAAGAGTTTCTTCTACTGCAGCAGACTCAACTCCAACAAGCCCCATCGCACCTTGCACTGCTTGGAATCCATTTGCAGCACCCGACAATGAACCACTTAATGCTTTAAATTTAGCATCCGGATTAAATGCATCTGTTAAGGTTTTAGCGTCTCCAATTGTGTCCTTTAGAATAGCAGCAGCTTTTGCCGCAGCAATTGCTTGGTCACTTGTTGCACCAAACTTATCCGATAACGCAGCAACATCAGCTTGTGCCTCTCGTAACTGTGCCTTTAAGGATTTAAATCCCGATTCTTTTACCTCTAATTCAATCGTTCTTTTTTCCGCCATTGCCTTTTGTCTTTATCATTATTATTTCTCGTCTTGCTTGTTTCCAGTGTGCCTTAATAGACGTTGAAAATTTATACTTTCCTTTCGCTATTTCTATATTTTCCGATACTCCTAAATGCTCTCCAATTTGAAGCATTGCAATAATATTTTTTATCATTATTCTTGAATTATATAAAGTGTACTATATTCTAAATCTCCATTTTCAAATTCTGTTGTAAGCGTGATAGGATATACTTTTCCTCCTCCTTGTTCGCTACGTAATGAAATCAATTCTTCAGTAACCAATATGTCTAAATCTTCCGTTGCTATTAAAAAGAATCCCTCACGATTTTCAGGCAGTGTAAATTCTATTTCTTCTTCCGTATATACAACATATTTGTTTGCCGTCACTCCCGTAGTTCCAACGTCTATTGTTACGCTTGTAGATTTGTTGGAAGGTAGAATTGGAATTTTGTACGTGCCGCTTGGTTTTGGGAATGGGCTTGTAATAATCGCATTCATTGCTCTGAAATCCAATATCAATACAAACGTAACTTCACCACTTGTAAGTTCGGATTTCATTTCATTTATAATGTACCGCTTATCTCTAATAATCAGCCTATCGTTTAATTTAAGACTTGTTAAAATAGAAATTGGCAGTTTAGTCTTGTACGTATACATTCTATTTTTACGTGAATACAAGTTGTTTAAATAGCCTGAATAATATACGCTATAAATGCTGTTTGGATTCACGACATTGTACAAAGTTGAAATATCCGCACCAAAATTAAGCGACCATTTGAAACTATTGTAGGTTAAATCTTGCCCGAATGGTCTGTAACTTGTTAATGTCGGAACAGTTGAACCATTGTCGAATTTAAAACTACACGTTTTAGCTTCCTCAATATACATTAAAGACGGCTTCGGAATGTATGGAGCGTATGTTTTATCCAAATAATAACCTACTTGTAAATTTGTACCTGTAAATTTGTTGAATAATAGGTTTTCAAATGGCACTTTTACTTGGTATTCGCTTGACTCGTAGTTATAAGACTGCTGTAAATCTCCGTATTGTCTGCCAAATGTATCGAAAAATTCTACATTTTGGAATGACTGCGATACCTCGTGAGTAAATGCGATTTCTTTATATACTTTAATACGTTCAATATCCACCGAATCAATGTCAGTATATGGTGTTATATTCAATATTCTGCCTTTCTTATACCAATCCTCTAATGGCTCAACTTGGAATGCATAAGGTGTAAGCCCATAACAAGTAAGATTGAATTTCTTAAGTATTCCCGTAATGAAATCTGCTATTTTCATGTCAGGCATTGTAGCTGATAAATCAACTGTTCCGATTAAAGATTGATTTGTTCCGAATCCGGTATAATTTTCAGTGTCTAATGCGCCACTACTATTTTGAAATTGTCTCGCATAGTTTAAATTCACACTCATTGTTAAAGGAAAATCAGAAGATATATTTAGCGTGATTGTTTTGTCAAGCCC